GACACCGCTTAAGTAAAATGACGCCCGATCGCAAGATGCAGGCGAATGTGTCAACCGGAGAACGAAACTCAAAAACCCATTATGGGTCGAAAAACGCACAAGAGCCCCCAAAAGGGCCAAGTGGATGCCCCCCTGGTACGGGGGCGCAGCAAGGGGAAGTGAACCAACCCCCTGCAAATGCGAGAAAACGCATAATAACCAGAGTCGGTTTCCGTTTAGCCACGGACCTCTCTGCTGAGCTTGAAAGGAGATTTCCGGGACATGAGTTCCAGGAAAGAGAATCCATCACACCTCACACACACCCCCTTGCGGCCACGGAAAGGAACCTACTTGAGACAATGGTCTTCAAGAGGTTGCCTAACGAACTGGTCGTGGACATTGGTGGCAGCGTAAAGCGCCACGCCAAACACAACAGGAATGTGCATTCATGCAATCCTGTTTTGGGTCCGGAAGACAACAACAGGAATGCCCGCTGGCTTGATATCTCGAAGCCGATGCAGGTAGTGAACAATTTTGGTCAACAACCGTACAACCAGGTTGACCTTCTTCACACATTCGAAGTGCCAGACACGAACGTGTCTTGGTGCCTGCACACTGTGCAGGAATGTACCTGTGTCATCCCAGCCGAATATGTGGCAGTACACTCTTTGTACTACCTCTCGGCCGTAGAGATCCTGGCACTCATCATGAAGTCGAAGAACAAGAAACTGACAGCCATTGTGCATACGTTCGACGACCTTGTTGGGACTCTGTTCACTTATGGAGGAAAAAGTGAGGCTAGTTACGAACTGCTGGAGAGCGGTTCGATGAGCATGCGTGCTTTCGGCAACGGAAGCTCGTATGTGCACGACCCGATGTTGTGGCTGCAATCCCTTTACTACGAACATGAAGGGTGCGCTATGTCGTGGAGCGTGGAGACGTATGGAGACTCAAAAATAGTGACGTTCATTGAGTGCCGAACCGGATTGCGGGGGGCACAGATGACGCGTCAGCTCAGTGGAGCATTGGCGGATCCCAATTACTACGGCAACGTGGTGGCTGGGAAAGAGGGGATTCCCTTGTTCAATGCGGCTTTGAAAGTGCTCTCATCAGAGAGAGCAAGTTCCACAGTTGTGGACGGTTTATGTTTGTCACGAGTGGTGATAAGCGGGTTGTGATACCGAAGGGTGTCGTGGATGCGGTGGCATTTGAGTTGCTTGGGCGGGATCGAACCGCTGATTTGTACCAGGAGTGTATGAATCGTACCAAGAAACACTTAGGCGGCCGCAAAGTGCAGATTCCAGAAGCAATGAGAGCGCGAAGCGCGATCTATGTCTGCGCCATGGCTTTTACCAGGTATGTGTCACAGGAAGCAGGTGTGTTGGACGAAATGGTCCGGCGCAATCGTTCATTGTTTGGGCGATTTAAAGATGCTTTGGCGTTTAAGACGCCCGGCATCTCCTGCTGTACAGGAACTTCCAGTGAGGACCCTGTTGCGAGGTATAACAACAGCAACGGTGCCAGCACGTACAAGAGTTCTCTGTACACCAACCCCACAGACACGTTCATTCGTGTCCTCACCACCAGAGACATACAGCCCATTCGGGAAGGGGCGTTGATAGCACAAAAATTTGAGGCGAAAGAGCGGAAAGCTCGCATGCACCAAATTGGCACAGGTTTCGTGGATCACATTCCAGTGGTCCTAGAGAACACTGCCGCACACGAGCTCATAGCAGTAGCAAATCGTGTGGTGAAGGATACCCCCCCAGAGGAGAAAGATGCGTGGAAAGAAATGACCGCGTGGATCAAGAGCGATTCAGAAGTCGCAAGGGCCATTAGAGAGATTGGACCCATTGATCCAGTTCCGTTCGAGGAATGGAACTCCAGCTTCCCGAAGGGCCGACAGGCCGAACACAAAAGGGCAAAGATTGCAATCGAACGAGATGGCCTTAGCGCGGAGGATTTCCGGCGAAAGGCTTTTGTCAAAACAGAAAAGTATAACAAAG